CCTCGTCTAGTTTCCAGTAAGATATTAAGTTTGTTAGTAATGTTGACATATTATATTATTTTCATTCTCTTATTAACATTGTCGTATACCCAAAGGCTACCAACTAGCCAACCTCTCAACGCAGGGTTTGTATCAAAATTTTCTTTAAAAATTGTCACAACACTTACATCATTCAAAGAAGAAACACCTGTCACACCATAAACAGTTTCCATCATTATTCGATTTCCGTCTTGTGTGATTAGTGTGTCAATCATATTTTTATGCTACTGAACCGACAACGTTTTCTACATTTGTTCCGACCTTTGTAAATCTTATATATGAATCTGCAATCATTACAGGTGCAGTTGGCGCGGCTGAGAAGATAATTTGAGGAGTGACTGTTCCTCCTACGTTCATTCTTAAAATTCCCTTAAATTGAATTTGTAAATCAGTTGTCCCTGTTGCATTTATAACTGTTGCCGCAATTTGATCTGAGTAAACCATTCCAACAGTGGCACCTGTTGTATTTTTAGCTACGTTTTGTGCAAGGGCTGTGTACTTCATTGAAGTAATAGTTGCTCCACCTGCAAGTGCAAATGCCATTCCAGTCGTACAACTTGTACCTGACTTTGTTATGTAATAGAATCCTTCAAAAAAGTAAGAAGTCGCACCTTCAAGAGTAAACACATCACCTGTTGCAGGGAAAGCTGATTGAACAGCAATACCTGTCCCAAGTGCAAAGTTTCCAGCAGGTACAATCGACATTAGTCTTCGTCCATTGAACAAAGTTTTTTCAGTAACTTTTCTAGTAAGAGGAGTACCCGCAACATCATCAACGATAGGAAACACATCCTCTGGTACGATTGATGTTAATTCTGTAAGTTCTGTAATTTTTACGTCAGCCATGGTTTTTATGATTCAGTTGATAATGCGTTGTTTAAATTTTCGGAGTCTTCTGTCTCCACTGTCCATTTTATTATACCATAAGGAACCTGTGTCGTTGAGGTGTAGACTATATCGTCAATCACCATAAAACTATTCACAGTAGATTTACTTCTTCCTGTGTACTTTGTCCAAGAGTTTTTAAATAAAGTATGGCAGACAAACACTGTGTCGACTTCATCATCTGTAATTGGTACACCTAAATAAAATCTTCGATTATCATAAAATACAATAATCTTAGTCTTGTTAGCATTATCAATTAATTTCAAAGTTTCTTTTATGTTCTCAGATAGAACTGTTTTGTTTATTCCAAGAGACCCTGTGATATTGTCTGTAATACCAATAGAACGTAGCTCTAGCCCTGTGAAAAACCACAAGTCATTTTCTACCCATTGCACTGCTTTTTTAGAACACGCACCATAAGTCCCTGACTGTGAGTCGAGCTTAGGAACATAAAGAGAGGACACTTGATCGAAATTAAAAGTAACTTTCCAAATACTTTCTTCCTTAAAAATAAGAAGAGAGCCGTAGTAGTTTTTTAGATTAGTGATTGAATCAGTCCCAAGTGGCTTAATTAAATCAGCTACAGAAAAAGTAGTAGGGATTCCAACATTTGAGTAGTAAGCAGTTAAAGGCTCTGCTGTTACTCCCGACACAAACAATCTATCCTCAAATATTTCTAGCAAGTTTCCTTTAGGAGCTGATGCGTACGCAGTGAAAGTTATTCCATCAAATTTATACAAGCTTTCTACTGCGTTTCCAAAATACAAGTCATCATTGTAGGTGATGTACCCAAACTCTGCACCTTCTGTAAAAGTTGGACACGCAGGAATATCTGACCATGTTCTGTCATTAAAATTATATGACTGAAGCTTTGTGCCTTTCGCTCTTATTGTATAAGTATTTCCGTTCTTTTTTTTATAATAAAAAAGTGAATGAGTTAATTGACCTTCCGAATCACCAAATATTGTAAATCCAGTGTCTTTTGTAAGATAGCCTTTATCAACAAAGTTCATATTCACAGGCACACTTCGCCCATCAGATGCATCAACATCAATCGCAGATTGCAAATCGTCAAATACTTTTTGAAAATCTCTTTTTGTTGGTGACTTTAACATAAATTAAATTAATCTTTGGTATGTGAAAAACTCATTACCTCCCATATTTTCCTCTTGATAATTTGAAAGTGAATCTATCTTTCTTTTAAATTCTTCAGTAAACTTTCCTCTGTAATATTCAGACAAAGTTTCGTTCTGTAAGTCTTCGTGGATTCTCCACATTGCACCGTAGATAATTAGCTCGTGTAGGTAGCTATTAATTTGTGGATTTTGTACGGCAGTTAAATCGTCGTAAGAAGGCCAGTATCGAATAATGATTGAGGCTGTTGTAGTTGGTTTTACATAAAGACTTGTTCCAATAAGTGTCATCCCTCTTTCGTCTGTATCTCTATCAAAATCAGCAATAGACTTTTCATTAAAAGGAGATTTGTCAGTTGCACTAGCGAACCCTGCACCGTACAAAGTACCAAAACCAGCAGGTACACTTCCAACTCCTAAAGTTAAGGCGACTGTGGCTTGTACAATTTGGTCATTAGTAAATGATCCAATTTTTAAATCTTCATAAGCTAAATTTGCGTTCAGAAGGATTGTTGCATCTGAAACAATCTCTGTTGATTCTTCTAAAATCTTTCTTCTTATGGCTGAAGTTATTTCTGTTGTTGTTAGTGACATATTGATTTTGGATTATTCATAAACCCTACCCAGCACACTGAGTAAACAATGTGCTGAAAGGAATTATGAGATTGTAGCTCTAAGAACTGCTCCTTTTCCTCTGTTTCCTGCAAATACTTTTCGTCCCCATACAAGTAACCCTTTACATGTAGTAAGGAATGAGTTTGGGTCATTATCTGACGAAATCATTGCTACTTTCATGATTTGAAGAGCCATTGCACAGAAATCTTTAGTTCCTGCAATAAACCAGTAACCAGTTGTGTTGTCCCCTGCAATAAGTTCTGATGTGTAAACATCAAATCCTGCAATCTTTCCAATTCGTGCTCCTTTAACAGCATCTTCGTAAGCTTGTCCTACGGCTGGAATAAATTCCGGTGCTTGTAGAAGTGCTCCTTCAAATTCTGAGTTCACGATAAGAAATCGTCCTGCTTTTGAAGTCAATCTTTGTCCTAATTTTGTTCGTAGTGATACGATATTAGCGTAAATATTTGACTTTGTTACAGAAACAGCTGTTGCAGCTGCAATGCTGTAAGCAGTACCTCCAGCAACCGCACCTCCTGAATATCCTACTCCATCAAGGTCTGTGATTGTGATAGAAGTTCCTGAAGCGTAAGCTGTTACCAAGAAATAATCACTTAGTGTTGATGGTTTGAAGTAACCTCCAACCATCGCTGCTGTGAAAGTAGTACCAGAACCTACAACTGCTCCAGTTGTAGCTGTTACTGTAACTGTTCCTGTTGAGTAAGCTGTTCCAACAACGTTTGCTCCATGAGCATTTTTTCTCATGTAGTCAAGAATGTCAGTATCAACTTTCTCCTGCATATCCATTTTAGATGTTGTAGCGTACTCGTTGATAGTGTCTATATCGTTTTGAAGTTTATCAATATCATCTACTACAAATTTGAAGTAAAACTCTTTATCGATAATAAGTTCTTCATAAGTAGGAGTTAAGTCTTCAGCTACAAGAGCCATCCCCTTTGTGTAAGCATTTAGAGTTAGTTTTCCTAGTGTTCGTACTCGAACTCTGTCACCAGAGTCTTTGATTTGTCCTACGTAGTTTGTGTTTGTAACTTTTGTGTAAATTGTTTCATTATACAAAAGGTCAATTACCTTAAGCGAATACTTTGTTGGTGTATTTGCTGAGAAATCGTTAGCCATCTTAGTAAATTATTAAGTAAGTAAATTACTATTATAATTTTCCAGACTCTAAATCTTTGTTATATTCAACAGACATTTTTGCAAATTGAGCAGGATTTTCTGAAGCAATTCTGTTCCAGTCTTCAAGTGTTCGAGACTGTGTAGGAGTTTTATCTCCAGCACCAGCTCGTTCAATTTCATAGCGACCGGCTTTTTCTTCAGCATCTCGCGCACCTATATCTCGGGCTTTATCAAATAAGTAAACTTTAGATAAATCTTTTAATATGTCTCCAATGTTCTCAGGAACATTTTTGGCATTAAAGTATTTTTTCTTAAACTCTTCCTTATTCTCACGAAGCTCTGGATATTCGGTTACAACTGCTTCAAATGCGTTTGTCCATTGTCGTTCATTATAAGTTTCTCTAGCAAAGGCAATTGATGGATCTTTGTAAATCGCATCTATCGCACCTTTCTTTATACTATTAGTATATTCTAAAAGGTTTTTTTGCTCATCTTCTGATAAGAACTCATAACCAGGGTATAAAGGTTCTGAATCATCGGTATAGTTACCATTGTCTTTTTCTTCAGTAAGTTGTCTAAGGCGTTCCAATTCAGAATCTTTGGCCTTATTTTCTTCTACGAGTCGCAAAGCTTCTCTTGAAGACTCGCTAAATTTTTTCTTATAATCAATTTCTTGAGTAGCAACTGACTCTTCAACTGATGGAATTTCTGTAGTTTCCTCTACTTCCGTTGCCTCATCGACAGTTTGGATTTCTTCTTCTGACATATATTTTGTCCCGTCACGTGGAGTGGTTTGGGAAGTTATTTTTTTTAATCTACAACCTTGAACATATATTTATTATATAATTATTATTAACACTCGTCTATTTTTTAACAGACTGTGCTTTCTTTTTATCAACTTTTGCTTTGTTTTCTTTTTTAAGGGAAGCTTGTTTTTGTTTTATCATTTCCTTTATAATAAAATCAACTTCTTTTTGCAAAGGACTTCCTTTATCAAGCTCTCCTATCGCATTAAGAACACCAATGCCTTCTATTTTAGTATCAAGAGTGACCATCATAGCTCTCTTAATTTTTTTTGTTTTATCTTTTAGTTCTTCTATTCTAAGTTTGAAAATCATTTTATTTAACTAAATTAAGTAAAGATTGTTCTGTTAATTTTTTTTGTAGTTCTGGTGTAGCTAAAAAGCCTTTTATTTTTCTCACCAAATCTAATTGCATCTTTAAGTAAATGTCATTTCTATCTTCAACAGAAACAATCAGTTTATCTACCAATTCATTTTCCAATAAAACAAGAAACTTTGCAACATCATCATCAGTAAGTTTTTTTCCTGACAATGCCATTTCCCATTCTCTATAAGTTGTTTTCTCATCATCCTCTAAGTCAGAGAAGTTCCCTACACCAATCTTCTCTAAATATTTTTTCAGTATATTCATATTAAGCTGTTTGTTGTTGCATTACTTGAGCATTATTAAAAGGTCTTCCTCCGTCTTGTCCTGTAGGTGTTTCAATTTCTTCCACACCCTCTTCTCCCATCATAGCAGGAGGAATAGATTGCTGTTCATAAGACTGCATTGCTGTATCAATTTCATCTTGATTCCATCCCATAATTTCAAGTTGCTTTCTTTTAGCAATTTTTAATGCGACAGGATTGTCTTGGAAGTTTGTAATAACATATTGTGATTTCTGCAAAGAGAATTGGTCTCGTGCATCTTGATCGGCTCTAATAGAAACTTTACACACATAGCCCTCTGGAAGAATCCAATCTGAAGGGTAAATATCTTTTTTGTAATATTCGCCATCTGAGTTTTCTTTATATAGAGTGATTGGTGTTGTTTTGTTTTGGCTCATCATTTCATAAAACAAGTGCCCAATTTCTTGCCAACATCGTCTGTAGTGTTTAGATGAAACAGAGTTTCTACCTTGCGACTGTTGCAAATTGATTTCCACTTCTCCAAGAGTTGTTCTTGAACCTGCTGCTATTCCTCTTTCTGTTGGTGTTTGAGCAATAGAAGATAGAATCATATCTTTCAAGAATTGGATTTGAGTTGTAGTGTCCCCAAGTGATGGAATTTCTACTTGCTTTAAAATTTCGTTTGGGTTTCCAGGCAATCCATACATTCCAAAAGGTTTTGGGTCAAAAGCTCTAGGCACAAAAGTCCCGTTCATTGTGTTAAAGAAATACATACCAAAGTTTCTGTATGTTCGACTTTCAAGGTCTTGTGAAAAATAAGTATTTACAACCTTGTTAATTGTTCTTACAGAGTCACCTTTACCGTCACACCAAATATCATTTAAGTCTGGGTCATCTGCCCAAGTGACAATAGGCATAATGCTTACTCCAAGTGCATCTTTGATAGTTTTATTAAATAGAACAACTTTGTCAGCTGCAATAACAATCAAGTGTCTTACAAATCTATTCTCTTTCGCGTTCCATACAAGTTTATATGATTCGTTCAATTCGATAAGTACCTCTGAGGCATTGCTATCATCAAAGTTCTCTGCACCAAGGTCACGTAGTCTATCCATTTTATCAATGTACGCTTCTCTTGATTCAGCGGCCTTAATCAGTCCTTCTTTAGTATCAATGTAAATCTTCAAAGACATTTTAGCATCAGCATCGTATTTTGAACTAGCAAGAATCTCACGCAATGGTTTAAAGATGTGAGTTCTAATCACGTACTGCGCCTCGTCTAGGTTCAAAACATTTGCGCGGGGAGAAATTTCAATATCATAAGGGTCAATCACATCAACGAAAAATTCATTTTTTGACATTCCACAAATCTTAAATGATCTTCCTTGTAGGCCGACAATCTTTTTATCAACATTATCTAAAATATCTAACTTCAATTTATCAAAGTAGTAAGACCACAATTCATTCACAATCAGTTCCCCTGTTTTGTCTTTATCATTTCGTCCACGTGATGTGAAAACAAGCTCAGGTGCATCGTCAATTTTACTAACCCAACCTTGGATAGCTTCACGCATAATAGGAATATTAACAGCCTGTCTTTGTGTCAGACGATTAGTTTTTACAAGGTCTCGGTACAGTGCATAGTTCTCGTTCCATTGAGGAAAGCGTCTTTTTTTGAAAGAGCTAGACTCCTCTTTTTCTTTTACATGCTCTGCAATCAATTTATCGTCCATATATAAAATATTATACCATAAATTATTAATAGCCCAAATCTTCGTAAAAAGGAACAACACCACCCGCCTCAGTCACATTAGTTCGTGAGTGCTGTGTCACTGCTTTATGTGGAATATCCCACACAGCAAGTGCAAGTGACATCAAGCAATTATGAACTAAGATATTATTAGCAAAATACTCATGCTTTCCTTCTACTTGCAGATTGTAGACTCGCTTTCTTGTTAAAGTAATTACTCCGACAAGCAGTGCCACAAAACTTACCACCATTGTAAGCCCTGTAAGAAAACTTCTTTTCACATTCCACACAAACAGCTTCCTTAATAGGCTGTGTCGCTCTCCAATTAGCCAAATCTTTGATAGCCCTTTCTTTTTGATTGAGTCCATTCTGTCTAAGGATTTCTTTATTTCTTTCAACATTGTTTTCTTTCCATTTTTTGAGTGAGGCTGTTGCCCTAACTGCCTGTTTAATTCCATTTGCTCGATATACTGAGAAAGCAACGCTTGGATTTTCCAATCTCCACCTAGCCAAATCTCTGACGATTCGTCCTGTTTGCTTTTTACCACTTGCGCGTATGCGTTCCTTAAAATCAGGCTCTTTAGAGTGCATCGTTGAGTGTTCGCTTTTAGACATGACTTCCAAATTTCCAATGTCATTGTTAAGTGGGTTATTATCTTTGTGGTGAACGATGTAGCCTTTTGGTATTTCTCCATTACTATCAATCCAAATTTGCCTGTGAAGTGGGAAGGGTGCCTCTTTATTTTTGTCATGCCTCCAATAGTAGACGCTGTGCTGTCTTCTCTTTGATACTGGGTATCTATGATACTTCTTTCCTCTATAAGTGATAGTTTCTCGTTCCATATGTATAGTGTGTCACTTTCTCTCGCATTAGCAAGATTAACATTACCATCTCTTGTAATAATCGGATGAGTTGGAGTACCTTCTAACCCAATATTTCTTACAGTATTCTTCCTGCTACTTCTGGTCATCACAACAGGCTTTAGTCCTTCTCTTGTCATCACAAAATCACCTACTTTTATCTCCTCAATAGGCTTTTGTCCTTTATCAGTTAATATCTGAGTTCCTTTTGTAAAACAATCATCGTGCATTGGCTCTGGCACAACTATCTTTGTTCTACCATTTGGCATTTCCTCAAACACAGCGGCTTCAAGTTGGTCAATCAATTCTTCATCATCAGGAATACTTATTTTCCCTTGCTCCAACAATATTTGTAAATTTATCAAAAGCTCATTACGACTGTTCGCTGTGAAACTGTACGGTGCGACATTAATCCCTTTATTCAACAAGTCATCCACAATAGGAATACCTACACCGGTACTGTCCATTATCACACGCCCACGATTGTATCTTAAATATGCAGCCTCAATCTTCACCTTTTGCAGTGTGTAGTCTATCTGGTTAAAACAATCCTGCGGGGCAACTCTGAAAGTAGTTAAGTCAAAAGGAGTAATCACAGTATAGTCATTCACTTTCGCTAAATCCACACCTATTTGATATATGGCTGTAGGACTTTCAAACCATTCATGTGACGGATATGTTTTCGCTCTCACATTCTTAAACACAGAAGTGGCATTGTCGTTAAAGTTACACTCATACTCCTGATTGTATTTATCCACACTCATATTAAACCTCTGCTCATTAAGCTGGTCTTCGTTTAGTGCCTTTGTATAGCTCACAGGCAGTATCTCAATGTGCCAGTTAGGATTGTCCTTATTCTTCTGAATCATGCTAAATGCGTGGTTCTTTCCTCGCGGTGTTGTAATGAACACTGCCCACCCACCGTTCTCAACTAAAATAGGAGATATAAGATCCCACACATCAGGCTTCATCAACGCATACTCAGAAAATACAACACCAATCGGATTTGTTCCGACAATACGGTCAATGTTATCAGCACCAACCATCTGCAAGATACTGCCATTAGTCAGTGTTATCTTCATCTCCGTTTCATTAATCCCTGCGACAATCTCCTTAGGAAAGTGGCTTAAAAATCTAAAACCATCCTTATCAGCACCGTTCCAAATAACCTTACGTGCCTGATTGTACGTAGGCAAGAAATAAAAATAAGTACCCACACGTTGCATCATGCGCTGTGGAAGGTTTGCAAACACAGTCTTGTCCTTACCCATACGTCGATGAGCGACAAGTACTAGGCGCTTTTTGTGTTGCCACTGGTACAGAAACTCCTCCTGATACCAAAATGGTGTAAATTTATGTGGCAGTGTGATTGGTTCTGACATTATGGTCTAAGTTTAGCATTAGTGTACGACAAACAATACCTAATAATAAGAGTAGGACTATTCTCTTCTATATACCCCATCTGAACTAAGTAGTCTCCCAAAGCATCAAATTTCTTTTTACCTAATCTGACACTGTATTTTATTTTTGCATCGTGATCCATATATTATTTATTATCTAATAAGTCGAGAATTTCTTTGATATATCTATCCCTTACTTGAATGACTTTGTCTGTGCAAATACCACTCTCCATGCTCGTTATCATTATCATAGCTCCAGCACCTGCATACAGGCATAATTCAATCTTATCTCTTTTTGCTTTAGATATGCTTACTTTATTCATACTATAAGTATACACCTTGTCCGACAAATGCACAAAACGTCGGACACCTGTCGGACAGATTGTCGGACAAACGTCGGACAGATTATCTATATGGCTTATAATAAGGCTATTTTCCAATAAACTTCCTCAAAGCGATCATAATTGTGACACTTTTATTGTTCTTTAAACTCGAATCTAGGAGGTTTACCCTCGCAATACAGTCCCCAAGTACCCTTAAATCGTCCTCTGACACCCTCATAATCAATATTTTATCCTTTTTCATGTGTTTATCCTATCATTTTGTATATACATAGTCAAATGTTTGTATATACACGCACTTTAGGTCGATTATATGGCTCAACTGCGTTGATTTCGTTGTATATACAGAGTTTTTGATTAGATTTCAGACAAGAAAAAGCTACCAAACGCCTCAACAAAGCCATATAAGAAAGAAAAAGGTAATTTAGACCACCTTGTAAAGCACATACCCGACTGGGTATTGTACATGTACAAGGTCATTGTACCAATCTCAAAGCAAATTGTAAAGAGGATTGTGGTGTTATCCAATTTAAAAGGGGCTGTGTCAAGGTGTCTTTGAAAGGCCTATGATCCCTGTATAGGGGCACTTTTGAAAAAATGCCTGGCACATTTTCACCCCCCTAATAATTACTTACCATTCATCAAAGGGAGGTGTACCCTCCCCATATCACTTACACAACTACAATAAATAAATAAAAATGTATACTACGTATCCTTTCTTTATATACGTGTACTACGTACACGCACCCCGTGCGCGTGTGCTCTATGCCTATACACCACCACGCTATACACCCCGCACCCGTGCCCCGCATTACGTCGCACAATCTACATTCTGCGACCTTATAAATAACCCTTATAAACAAGGGTATTACGGCTCAATGGCCTCTATATCGCGCACCACGTGCTCGGGTCGCTTGTATTCTGTGATATTTATCACCACATTTGGGACTGATGCCTCACTTTCGCGGTTATATACACCACTTGCAAGCCTTTCAAGGGTAAATTTGGATACATCCGCTTGGAGCTTTACTATGTCTATGGTGTTTTTATCGCTGTGACGGTCAATTTTGAGCTCTAAATCTAAAATGCTTTTTAAATTGCTCTGTGCCTTGCTAATCATAGACACGCGCACGGCGCTTTGATCATCTAGCCAACCATAATTGGCCTTGTTTGTTTTAGTGGCAACACTTACCGCGTACCCTGCGCGGATCATACTGTTACCCTTGTTACTAAAACTCGGGCTTTTGGGATCAGTATAGTATTCCAGCGCCAGTGACTGTTTCGGGTTTAAGTTTGACATAACTTTATTTTACTACATAATTTTTTATTTACCTATTGTCACGTTCTTACTTATCCCCACTATTCTATCAAAACAACTTGCTTTAATGTATCAATTAATGTATCATTATAGCAGGTGAGATAATCACC